ATATCCTCCCAATCCACCACCGCCGCCGCCAGATGTCCAACGTCCTCTGTCTTCTGTCGTGGTAACCTTTGCATATCCGTCACCAGTAACAGTATTTCCAGAAACCAGTGATCCAGTATCAAACCAGTCCATTTTGACAGCAGAAATACCTCTTCTACCACCATATCCTTCTTCGTGACCACCAGTACCTTCTTGTCCACCACCTTGACCAGATGTACCACCAATACCAGATCCAGAAGGACCGCAGCCACCGCCGCCGCCTCCTCCGCCACCGCCAGTACAACCATAGTTACCACCAGTGCCACCTGTACCAGTAAATAGGTTGGTGTTAGCTTGTACTTCCATAACATCATCGGTAGGACTAGTTGCATCTCTGCCATCTTGACCACATGTACCTTCACCAAATCCACCACCGCCGCCACCGCCGCCAGCGCCACCAATAATTGTGTTAGAGTATTTAAAGATAGATGCAGCACCACCGCCGCCACCATCATTATTGTTATGACCATCACCTGCTCTGCCACCTTTACCATTGCGAGCAGCAGCTGCCTGACCATTATAAGTTCTACCAGATTGTCCTAATTCAATATCAAATATATACCCAGTGACCGCTCTGTTTGCTAAGAGATCTGCTCTCCAATACTTTCCTTTTCCACCTGTTCCAGCAGTACCACAACTATTACCACCATAGTTACCACAGTTAGCGCCACCTGCACCACCAATTTCCATGGTGACTTTGTTAAGATCATAGTTGGGATTTGATACTGATAATGTATGCGTTCCACCAGGATAACTGTAATTATTTTCTACAGTTGCAAGTTCATTGATAGGAGATGCTAAACCATCACTACCACCAACACCACCAGCAGTTGCACCTTCACCAACGGCATCAGTTGGCATCTCTCCTACGTTATCACCAGCATTTCTAATTGCTCTATACCAGAATGGACCATCGCCACCATCATTACCATTACCTTGTGATCCAGTAACTTGTGCAAGAACTGTAACATCACCAGAAGCAGATCCTGATACAGTTAAGTTACCACCTGCGCCACCAGTTCCACCCTCATTGGTAGAAGCAGCACCACCTCCTCCACCACCAGTCGCTGAGACAGTGAGGATAGATCCAACAGTTAATGTAGATCCTGTTCCAGCGTTACCTGCTGTAGTGTTTACTCCACCTGATCCAGATCCACCATAAAATGTAAATGATGCATTGAATATTCCAACTGGAACTGGTATACTATATGAACCAGGATCATCGTATTCAGTTACTGTTTCTTCATAAATTGGAACGCCTTCAGAAACAACTTCGCGTCCACCAATTTGACTACTGGAAGAAAATACTTTGTAAGTAGGAGTACCAATGATCACTCGTTCTTCATAAGAACCAGCATTTACACCACCAGATGCAAAGTAATAGTTTGTGTCATCACCAATGATAGTTCCAGATCCTGTATCACCACCAGTCCAGTTGTAAAGGTCATATGTACCAACACTACTATCTAAAAGTGGAGCTTTAGATAAAACGTGAGTGTGACTGAATGCAATACCGCCTGGTGGATAAAATGTATTAATTTTACCTGTTGCTGGTTTGTATGCTACAGTATATCTGTCACCAGTTACCCTTCTTCTACTGCCAGATTCTTCTGGTGCTTCACTATGAAACAGGAAATGGTTATGCTGTGGAGCACCTGCAAGTTTCTTCTCTTGTAGTGTTACACTAACTACCTGACCACCAATAATAGATCCTTCTATTGTATCAACAACAGCATCATAGTTTGATGTTGTAATATTACCCAGAGCAAATTGTCCTTTCTGGGAATTCTTATCCATGTACCAATTGCCGTCAATGGTATCAATACCAACACCTAATTGAGAATTACCAACATTAGGAGTATTGTTACCAAATACAGGACCATTGCCTACAATTCTCTTTGCAATTAGATCAGGAACTTTAAACGTTCCCATATTTGGATCTGGCCAAAATTCCCATACATTATTTTTGTCGATGGATTGAATTCTACCATCTTTTTCAGAAATTCTAACAACAAATGTTGCACCAGTACCACCACCAGTGCTACCAAGAGTAACAGTTGGTAGATTTGATGCATCATATCCCAATCCAGGATCAGTAATTTCAACTCCTGAAATAGTATTGTTTTGAACTACAACCGTAGCTGTTGCAGTTCTTGGAGTAATATCAGGAAATATTGCACTGTTACCAGTAGGAGGAGCACTAAACGTAATAGTGGTTCCCTCAGCATATCCATTACCATTAGTTAATACATCAACACCATCACTTGCTGTCCCACCATATTCATTTCCAATTGCCTCATATAATTGAGGATAGTCACTAATTTTATATTCAGATCCATCACAGTAGATATATCCAGGATATTGATACTCTGGATTGTCTTCTGGTTTTGCATCTCCACTAACTTCAGTGTATGCTGTAGTGCCACCAGGACCAGGAATTAATGCTGGTTTAAAACTATGATCAAATGATCCTTCTGTAGATTTCAACACCTGCAAAATAGTACCAATACCCTGAGAATCTGCCTGTTTCTCAGAGTAAAATAAGTCTCTAGTATTTCTATACTTGGGATTTAGTGCTACCATTACCTTTAATACTTAATAAGATATTCCATGATGATGTAAGGACCTGTGACCTGATCCAATGATGCTGTCTGATCAATTTGCAATGTTAATGTGGTATTCAAATTATCAGGTGATAATAACAATGCATTGGTCTTAATTTTATATGTATGTGTGTTTTGAGTGAGGAGAATTTTATGTGAGTGAACTGTTGGATCTCCGTCAGTTTGTGTCAATTCCGAAACTTCCGACAATACATTATTCACCTGTGGATATGCCAGAGAAGTAGCACCAGTAAGATTACTATTCAGTGGAACAACATCTACCAAAGATCTTTCCACACCATTACCATCATTACTTTTTGGAGCATAATTTTGATCATAAGTTGCAGGAGTTGTATGAGTTTCAGCATCTTCACGATCGAGGAGTGTGGCGCAAAGAAAAAAGCTTTTATATCGAGGACCTGGTGCAAAATCTACTTCTTGTAGATCAAACTGAGTAGGACTTGTAAGCAAACAGTTATATCTAAAAGTAGATAATCCTGCCGATCCTCTGGCATCACCACGCCAGTTATAGTAAATAACTTCCGTAAATATGGATGTTGGTTCAGCAAATCGTGAGGGCGCTCCTATTCCTGATGCAATCGCCCAACATGGCATTTGATTTGTTCCAGGACCCTCACCATTGTAATTAGTGTTATCTAACCAATCATCAATAGGAATAGTTGTTGCAGTTGTTCTCCATCCAATACCTTGAGATCTTGGTTCATCATTCGCTGCTTCTTGAGGTGTCTTAATTCTCAACCTATTTGTAGTCGAGAAGTGCATGTGAGAATGTAATGCTAAACTATCAACTGATTCACTATCAGTAAATCCACTATTACCAGTTCCTTTCGTCCATGCTGGTTTACCCTTTAATGCAACCTCTTGTGATGGTACGATAAAATTACCAACGTAACTAACATCAATGGTTGTAGTATTACCAGATGTAACACCAACAGCAGCAGTAGATTGAATACCCATACCAGAGCGTCTCACCTCATTTCCCTGAGCATTTTCAGTTAAGATGTTGACATATGTACCAGCAGCACCACCCGTTGTTGGTTTTAGAAATTTAGAACCTAAATCAGGAACAACAAATTCTTCAGAAGTTAAGTTATCAATGTCCTCACCCTCAGAATTAAGTCTTCTGAACTTACATCCAACACCAGTACCAATAATTTGTGCTAATACAGGATAATCTTCAGCAAGATATTTACCACCATCACATTTTAAATATCCAGCAGGAAGATTTTTAACGTTACTGGCGTTATTTGGATCTGTGCTTGTTAATTCAACTGGCCAACAAATAATAGTTCCAGAACCAGAACCAAACTTAGATTTTTCTTTTGAGTAATGTGCTGGCATCAGTATGCTTTGATAAGGAACGTCGTAACTAGTGCTGGCATCGCTACCTCCGCAACAATATTTAGGGCGTCATTGATGTTTTCAGGTGCAACATCACCCAAACTAATATTATTTACGGGGAATACTGTAGGAGCAGCGAGTGAACCTACTGTTTGATTTAATTCAAAACTACCATGATTATGTCCAAGGAATGTGCTAGAGTTTGGATCTAACTGATCTGTGACATTATTCAATGTAGTAGGATATGTACCATGCTGGAAATTTAAAGTAACTCCAGTAGAAGTAGCAGTATTAGTAGTTGTTTGTGATAAACCAATTACATATTGATTACTGCTATTTTTAGCGATGGTAGTAACTTGTGTTCCAGGTCTGATATCACTTGAAGAAGATAGGACTTCACCACCAGCATATACACCATTTGAACTAATTTTAAAGTAACCGTTAAAGTCACTTGTAATAGGACTACTAAAATTCAAGGTCTCACCATTACCATATCCACTTCCACCATTTACAATACTAATAACTTTGTATCGTGTATTAACTGGTTGCGCTGGACCAGTTCCAGTAGCACTAGCATCTGTAACTTCAATAACACCACTTGCACCAGAGTAAATTTCTACTTCACTTAATCCAAGACCTATTCTCCTTTGAGTATTGAACGTAAATGAAATTCGATCTCCAGTTTGATAACCAGATCCAGCGTCTTCAACAGAAATAATTTTGTACCTAGTATTACCC